CGGGCGTTCCTTCAGGCTTCGTCGTGGCAACAAGCGATCCGCGATCCGCAGGTACGTCGACAAGTCCATGCTGACTCGCGCGATGGTGACGCACAAGTCTCTTGAGCCCGACTACGATCACGAACTCTCGACGCTTCTCACGCACCCGAACCCGCACCAGCTGGGGTCGCAGTTGATCCAGCTCACGGACCTGTGGCTCGCGGTGCGCGGCGAATGTTTCTGGGTGCTCGAGAAGGACAACGGCGAGCCGATGATGCCGGGCGAGATCCCCGATCGCATCTGGCCGCTGAGTCCCGACCTCTTCTCGCCGATCCTCAGTGATGGGACGTTCGGTGAGCTCGTCGGTTGGTCGTACGCGCCAGCCTACTACATGAACCAGCGTCTGCGAGGCATGCGGATCAACCTCGGACTGGATGACATCGTCCAGTTCAAGTACCCGAACCCAGGTGATCCGCTGCGTGGTCTCTCGCGTCTCGGTGCGGTCGCACTCGGGATCGAGATCGACATGCTCGCGAAGGCCCACAACCGCGCGGTCATCGAGAACGGTGGCGACCCGGGCGGCGTGCTCATGTACGACGAGATGATGGAGGAAGAGGAAGAACGCGAGTTCATGACGAAGTGGAATCAGATGCACGGGGGAGCGGAGAACGCACGGCGCACCGCACTCCTCTCTGGCGGGTTCAAGTACGCCAGCATCGCTCTGAGTCCCAAGGATATGCAGTTCCTCGAGCAGCAGAAGTGGGACCGCGAGGAGATCCTTGCTGTGATGGGCGTTCCTCGTTCGGTCCTCGGCGTGCCCGATCAGAACTACGCGACGCAGCTCGGACAGGACGCGAACTTCTGGGACAAGACGCTACTGCCGCTCATGAAGCTCATCGAGACCACGCTCGACGCAACGCTGTTCCACGGCGAGGCTGACGACGTCGTCGGTCTTCACGACGTGCGTGACGTCGAGGCGTTGCGCGTCGGCATCAACGAGAAGGTCGAGACGGCGCTGAAGCTGGCCGACCCGAAGCTGCGCGTGCCGCCGCGTGTCGCATACGACGTCGTGGGCCTCAGCGTTCCCGAGTACGAAGGCGATGACATCGCGATGCCGAGTCAAGCTGAGCAGGCTGTCGCGGCACTCTCTCGTTCGACGCCACTACCGCCACCCGTGGAAGAGAGCGAACGAGAGACCGGCGACTCTCTCGAGCTTGTTCGGCATCGCGTCCGTCGTCTCAAGGCGCGTCGGTGGGAAGAGTTCGCAACGGTCGAGGAACAGGCCGAGGCGCGTCTCGCTGATCTGTGGCGCAAGTGGAACGGGCAAGAGAAGCGGATCGTCCTCGCGCAGTTCGACGACCTTCACAAGGACGCTGCGAACGCTGCGTTCATCCCGTCTGAGGGTGAGATCGCAGGACGTGTCGCACCGACCGTCAGACCGTTCTATTCCGAGGCACTCGGGGCCACGTACGAGTTCACGCTGGAAGAGATCGGTGTTCCAGTCTTCTCGGTCGATGACCAGTTCATCACCGACGTCGTCCATGCGCGCGAGGCAGGCTTCTCGGACATCACCGCGCAAAGCCTTCGTGGTCGACTCAGCGATCAGCTAGCGACATGGTCGCAGACGGACGAGAACCTCGGTGCGCTACGCTCGCGCATCGCTGGCGTGTTCAACACGAACGCATCGTCCGCGAAGACGCTCACCGTGGCAAGGACCGAGGCGGGCGGGTACATGAACACCGCACGCAACGCGATGTTCCGGGCACAAGGGGTCATCGCCGAGTTCTGGTCCACAGCGAACGACGAGCACACTCGCGACACTCACAAGATCTACGGTCAGCAGAAGGCGATGCCGGCCGAGACAGACTACCTCGTGTTCAGCGTGAACGCCGGCCAAGGAAAGCTGGCGTATCCCGGTGACTCACGCTGTACCGCCCTTGGCGACATCATGAACTGCCGCTGTCTGAAGACGCCGGCCTAGGAGAACCACATGACCGTGAGACTGATCGAGGACCAGGACGAGCTCTTCACTCGTCTCACCGAGCTACAGGACAAGGCCGGTCCCGGCAACGTGCGGCTGTGTGGTCGCACGCCCGACGGCCATGCGCTGTTGCGCAAGACGACAGGGCTTCCGGCCACGGTCTCGAAGACGCCGAAGGTGCCGGCACCCGGACGGATCAAGACGCTCATCGAGAAGCTTGGGATCAAGTTCCTCGACGAGTACGTCGAGCGCGTCGTCCCGTACTGGGCGTCGGACGAGAGGGTCGACGGCGATGGCGACATCGTGCGTCAGAACTGGAGCTTCGACGAGTACGCGAAGAACTCGCCGCTCATGTACTCGCACGACTGGTTCAGCCCGCCGATCGGTCGCGCCATCGACTGGAAGGTCGTCGGTCGCAAGGACGACGACTACCGGGGCAAGGCGCTCTGGCTCCTCACGATCTTCGCGACGGCCGAGCAGAACCCGTTCGCGGACTCCGTGTTCCGCCTCGTCAACTCAGGTCTCCTGGTGAGCGGCTCGGTCGGGTTCTACGCCACGGCGGCCAGCGACCCGGATGACGAGGAGCGTGAACGTCTCGGCCTCGGCCGCTACGGTCTGGTCTTCGAGGAGAACCATCTGCTCGAGTACTCGACCACGCCGATCCCCGCGAACAGTGGGGCGCACGTGGCGACCGCGCTCGCCGAGGCATGCGAGAAGGGCCTCAGGACGCAGGACGTCCTGGTGCTACGCGAGGCGTGGCGTTCGAACTTCCCGCGAGGCGAGAACGACGCCGAGCAGTGGCTGGCACTCGAGTCGGGTGTCGTCGCTCTCGCGAAGGTTCTCTGGCCCGGCGAGGAGTTCGAGATCCATCGCGAGCTGGACGTGCCGCTTCTCGCGACGCAGTCGCTGCCCCAGCCCGAAACCACTCCGGACGCCGCGGTGCTCGATCAGATCGCGGCCCTCCGCACCGCCTTCGACGATCACGTCGAGGCGACGGAGGTCATCATGAACGATGTCCGCTCCGCTGTGGAGCGAATCGAGAGGTCGCCGCGAGGCGACCGTGACGAGGGCGAGCCCGAGCCGGTGAGCGAAGAACTTCGCAAGGCGGTCGGCGACCTCTCGAAGCTCCTCGGCAACTGAGCCGCAGAGCAACCATCATCTTTCCGCACAGGAGGAAGCAATGGCAGAACCGAAGAGCGTCGAGGAGCAGGTCGCCCTCGTCGTCGAGCGCATGAACGGCCTCTTCGAGGGTGACGAGTCGATCACCACCACACTCGAGAGGGTCAAGGCGCTCCAGGCCACGGTGGACGGGTTCGAGAACCTGGACCTCAAGGCCGTCGTCGACGAAGTCGAGAAGCTCCGCGCGGAGCAGGAGAAGCTGGTCCGCTCCATCCGCACCAGCAAGAAGGGCGTCTACGTCCCGGGCGCCGAGGACGAGGACTTCTCGTGCCTCAAGGCGATGATCGGGATCCGCACCGGCAAGTGGGCGGGCGCCGAGACGGAACGCGACATCATGAAGGCCGCGGCCGAGATCAAGGCCGGCCAGAACGTCGGCGACGATTCGGCCGGCGGGTACTTCATCCCGGATCAGGTGATCCCCGAGGTCATCGGCGCGATCTACGCGCAGTCCGTCTTCGTCGCTCTCGAGGGCGAGGGCACGACTCGCATCTCGGTCCTCGAGGGACTCACGGGCGGCTCGGTCAAGATCCCGAAGTTCGACGGCGGCCTCATCGCCTACTGGATCGGTGAGGAGGACTCGTACGCGATCTCCTCGGCCGAGGTCGGCGACGTGACGCTCTCGCCGAAGAAGATGGGCGTCCTCGTCCGCTTGACGGATTCGATGGTCAAGCTCCAGGGCTTCGGCTTCGAGAAGATGCTGCGCGCCGACATGGCTCGCGCGGCCGCGAAGAAGCTCGACTGGACCGTCGCGTACGGCACCGGCGGGGACAACATGCCTCGCGGCATCGCGAACATGCGCGGCATCAAGTTCTACTCCAACGAGCAGGGCGCGGTGTACACGAAGGCGCAGATCGAGACGGCCGGTTCGCCCCTCGACGACTGGGACGGCGGCACCCTCGACTTCGACACGCTCATGAACATGGAGCTCGCGCTCGAGGAGGATGACATCGTCCTCGACGCTTCGCACGCGTGGATCACCTCCCCGCGGGGCATCCACTACCTCAAGCGTCTGCGCATCCCGCAGTTCTCCGGCGACACCGCCGGCGCGTATCTCGTCGGTGCGCCGTACCTCTCCGACGCCCGCCTCGTCGACGTCATCGGCTCGCCCATCGCGAAGTGCACGCAGATCCCCTCGGACAACCTCCCGGGCGAGAGCGCGCACGGCGCGACGGACTCGACGAACGAGAAGTACACCGACATCTTCGGCGGCAACCTCAACAACATCGTCCTCGGCCGCTGGGCCGGCATCGAGGTGGACGACGACGGTGGCAAGGGCCCCGGGTTCCTCCGCGATCACCTGTACATCAAGCTCAAGATGCACTGCGACGTCCAGGCCAGGCAGCAGCGCGGGATCATCATGTGCCCCGACGCTCAGTGCCGCGCCTAGCTCGTGTGAGCTAGCGGACAACCGAACTCACTGAACCGCTAAGGAGATCGCAATGGTTCGAGGAGTACTCGAGGTCGGCAAGCTGAAGGGCTTGCCGAGTGACGCTGTTCCGGTCAACGGGACGTCGGGAGAGATCACGACGAACACCGCCGTTCAGATCCTCTCGCCGAGCGCCGCGACGAAGGCGCTCTACATCTCGAAGATCGTCATCAACAACAAGACGATCGGCGAGGACGCCATCATCACGATCCAGGACGACGAGGGCACGCCGAACGTTCACTTCCGTGCGATGGTCTCCACCAACGGCGGAAATGGTGGCAACCTTCAGCTCGACTTCGACCCGCCGTTCAAGGTCGTCACGGGTGCGGATCTCGATGGCATCGCACCCGCGACCACCGGCGACACGATCGTCATGGCCAGCGGGTGGGAGGGCACGCCGGGCGAGTAGCCTGTCGTGAGTCGTACCAGCGCAACCACAATCTCAAGGAGAGATAGACGATGAAGGGCAACAACTTCTTCCACGACGCCTTCTGCGGCGTGGC